CAGCATAGCAAAACAAGAGTATTTACAGTGGTCAGGACTACAGATTCTTAATTCTGGCGATACTATAGAAGTTAAAGGCTCTGCAACGGGCTGTACTGTGACTATTAGTGGCGGTCAAGCAGTATAATCGCTAAAATAGTTTATAACTGTGGTACTACATGGTATTATTAAAAGAATTTAATAGGCATAATTTAGATAGAAAAACAAGGTTTTTATTATGAGTTTTTTAGACGACTATTTAACCCTAGAAAATATTGCAGCTATTGGCGCAGGGTTTGCTACGGGCGGCGCAGGTTTTGGGCTTATGGCTTCTATGGGGGCTGGAGCCGCTGCGGGAGGCGGTATTGCCGCACTACAGGGTAAAGATGTAGCTACAGGTGCTATTGGTGGTGGTTTGGCTGGCATGACGGGGGGTAGTTTAAATGCTGCCTTCGCTCCCGCTAGTGCTTCTATCGGCGCTACTGCAGGTACTACAGGTACTACTGTTGCAGGTAATACAGCTGGAGATGCTTACCAACAATCTCTATTCACACAACCCGGGTCTGCCGCGGATGCAATAAGTACAAACTATGGCGGTATAGAAGGCGTAAGATCTGATAATATACTAGCTCAACAGTTTACTGGGGGAGAGGGCGGAGCGCTCCAAGGGGTTACAGGATATCAACCCACAGACACAAGTTTTATGGCAGGGGTGGGGCGCTTTGGTGGTGGTAATGAGTTTACCGGAGGCGGTTTAAAAGATAAAGCATTAGGCGCAGGTAGGTTGGGTATTACGGCCGCTGCACCTGCAATAATGAACTCTCTCGTCCCTGAAGAATTTGATACTTTTAGTCGCAGGGGAGATAAATACGACCCTAATAAACAACTCAATCTGAATATGGATACTGGGATTGATGAAGCTTTAAACAAAGACTCAGGTCTAAGGTTTTTAGCTGGAGGTGGTTATCTAAGTAATGGCTATCTTGAAGGCGGTGAAGTAGAAGAAAGCATAAATATGAGCGAAGGTATTGCTAGTGGTATGAATGATGGCATGAGTGATGATATCCCTGCCATTATTGATGGTACACAACAAGCTGCGTTGTCTGAAGGTGAGTACGTTATCCCTGCCGATGCAGTAAGTCACTTAGGTAATGGTTCATCAGAGGCTGGCGCTACACGACTTCGTGAGATGATAGGACAACTAAGAATGGCAAGAACAGGTAGAGAAATACAAGCGCCCGAAATTGACCCTTATGAGTATATGCTCTCGTAATGCAAATATCTTTGGTGCCAACAGAGCACATTGAAGATATGTGGCCTAGAGTAGAAAGGCATATGGAACGTGCTGCAGAGTACACATATGGTAGATTCTTAGCAGAAGATATAAAAGAAGCCTTGGTTAGACCTGGTACTGCACAGCAATTGTGGATCGCGTTTGATAAAGAAAAGATTTATGGCACAGGGGTTACTGAGATTATTCAGTTTCCTAGATTAAAAACTCTTACTATGCACTTTGTAGGGGGTGATGAATTTAAAAAGTGGGGACACAAAGGGCTAGAGATATTTCAAAGGTTTGCAAAAGATCAAGGATGTGATGTGATAGAATCTTATGGTAGACCGGGTTGGGAAAAGATGTGGAAAAATGATGGTTATGTATCTAGATATACCTTATATGAATTACCGGTAGGAAAATAAAAATGAATGCACTAAAAATATTACCCAATAGACTTAAAGTATGGGCTCTAAAGAACCTATACACAGATGTAGCTTCTATGGGAGACGGCGGAGATACTGAGTTAGCTCATGTCAATCTTGCAGAAATTGCTCTACTAAAAGCTAGTGGGGGTTTAGGTACTATTAATGGTAGGACAGGACTTCGAGAATTTAAAGGGGGCGGCAGTTCAAAGCCAGCAGAAACAACCTCTTATTCTACTAACTTGCCAGAATATGCACAGCCTTTTTATGAAGAACTACTAAAACAAACGGGTAAACAGACCTATACAACTGATCCTTCGGGTAACGTTACAGGCGTTAAAGCTTTTAACCCTTATGGAGGAGACCGAGTAGCTGGGTTCACAGATCAACAAGCAGCACTACGGGGAGAGACAGCGGGTCTAGCTTCTCCTGCCGGTTTTCAACAGGCTCAGACAGGGTTAGCACAGGGTACAAACTTAGGGTTCGCTACAGGTCAGGCGGGAATTAATGCAGCTCAAAATTATGCTCCCGGTTCTCTTGCTCAACTAGGTGTAGCTACTCCTAATACTTTTGGTAATGCACAAGCACAGCAGTACATGAGTCCTTATCAGCAAAACGTAACAGATGTGCAGCTCGCTGAGGCTAGAAGGCAAGCTGATATAACAAAGAACACTGGCGCTTTAGGTAGCATAGGACGCGGAACTTTTGGTGGTGGTAGACAAGCTTTAGTAAGTAGTGAGCTCGATAGAAACTTAGCTACTCAACTAGGTAGGATTCAAGCTGAAGGTTCACAGGCGGCTTATGGTGATGCCCAGAAACAATTTGAAAGAGATCGAGCTGCAGGTATGTCAGCCGAAGAAGCTAACCTAAAAGCTAGTATGGATCTAAGAGCCAGACAGCAACAGGGTGAGCAATATGAAACAACTATGGATAAAGAGCTAGGACTTGCTGGACTACAGATAGGAATGGAGGGGTCTAAGGAAATGGGAGCTCTATCCCGTGCAGAACAAACATCAAACCTTGAAAGACTTAAAGCACAGGCTGCGAGCGCAGGAGAAGTACAAGCGCTACAACAAGAAATTGACAACCTTGCTTATCAAGAGTTTATGGAAAAAGAAAACTACGAAAGAGGCTTGTTGCAATATCAATCTGATATTCTACGCGGTAATGCAGGCGCTCTAGGTAGCACAACAACTCAATATGCAGCGCCTCCTAGTTTGGCTTCCCAGATCACTGGTCTTGGGTTGGCAGGTATTGGTTTAGCTAAATCTATATAAGGTAAGTTATGAACATAATTCAACTACAAGATAAATTAAAAAGCATACCAAACGAAATTCTTGTAGGGTATGTACAGACTCCTACAGGTGAAGTACCTACGTACTTAGCACTAGGTGAACTACAGCGCCGTAAGACAATGCGCGAGAAATACAACGATGCTAAAGCACCTGAGACTAGCGTGTCAGAACAAATTGTAGAAGAAGCCTCGCCACAAACGCCACAAATACCCCCTCAAGGGATAGCACAAGGTATGCCACCACAAGGTATGCCACCACAAGGTATGCCACCACAAATGCCACAAGGTATGCCACAAGGTATGCCACAAGAGGCTGGTGTTGCAGGGCTCTCAGCTCCTAATGTAGGACAAAACTATAACACAGGTGGAATTGTTGCTTTCGAAGAGGGCGACCTAATACGGCCTGACCAAAATCCACTCGGAGAATATAATCAATTTGGTGCTATAAAAAAACTCCTACCCATGTATGACGAATATGGTCAGTTTAAAGATGGAAGATATACTGACAAAGATGGCTCCCCTAATTACTCTCAGGTAGCTATGGACACTGTTAATGTCGGAAGTAATGCACTTATGCTTGGTTCAGGCGTAGGTATAGTTGGGTGGGGTGCAAAGACACTCGGTCAAGCGGCCATCAAAAAAATGATAGGAAAATATGGTTTGCCTTCAGCTAAAAAAATGCTGGAGAAATTATACAAGACAAACACAGGAAAAGGCTATACTAGTAAAAGCGGGAAGCAATATGCCGCAGGTTCCCCCCAAGGAAATACGCTTGCCGCGGCAGGTAAAAAACCGGGGAGTATGCCCCTAAAAAAATCAGTGTTTTCGCCGTTAAGAACTGCAGCGACAGCGGTTGTTGGAGGGGGAATATTAGAAGGTTTAACTAGTGATTCTCCAGAAGCTGCGAGTCTTGCTCCCCCTGTAGACCCTAATAATTCCGCTATAGACATAAATGGCAACGGAGATGGGAGCGGAGGGATTACCACATTAACAGACAGCGGTCCAGTCCTTAGTGCTGAAGAACAAATGGATCTCTTCTACCAGAATCTTCAGGACAACCGAGCAGCAGAGCAAGCTGCTTTTGGTATTGCCCCCCGTGATGAATATTACCAAAGCGAAAGAGACGCACTCCAACAAGAACGTGATAAGACTTCAGGGGATAAAGACGCTGCCCTTAATATGTCTCTTATTGAAGCAGGGTTGGGTATTGCTGGAGGAACTTCTCAGAATGCACTTGAGAATATAGCTAAGGGTGCTGTGCCGGGAATTGCAAGTTACGCCCGAGCTAAGAAAGAAAGAAAGGCTGAAGATAAACTGTTTGATAAAGAGAGCAGACTCATTGATCGCTCAGAGCGAGCTGAGGGAAGATCTGAACTTTCAGACTACCGTGCCAATGAGCTAGAGAGAGCAAAAATTGCTGCTGCTTCAGGGCTTTCTTCAAAAGATTTAACAGATATAGCTACCAAAACTACTACGCAAATGGATGCTAGATATGCTGATAAAACTGGAGCTGGTATGAATGAGATATACCAAGAAGAGGCAAAAAGATTAGGGCTCAAAATGGTTGGTGGTCAGTATTCTGCAACGCAACTTAATAAAGCCAGAAATAGTATATATAATAGAGAATGGAGTGAATTATATGAACTCAATAAAACTCAAATGCCCCCCAAGACAAACTCCTCCGGAACCGCAAACTACTTATCTGGTTGGAAAAGTAAATTAATATCTAAATAAAACGCAGGGTCTAAATGCCAATATTTGAAGTTACGTCACCTACAGGGGAAGTATTTGAGGTAGAGGCTCCACAAGGAGCTTCGCAAGAGGATGCTATAGCTTATATTGCCTCTCAACAGACTCAACAAGCAGCACCAGAGGAACAGGAAGAAAGTGGTTTTCTACGCCGTTATGTTGGAGATCCTTTAGCCTCTATTGGGCAGGGTGTTGTAGGCTTGGGCGAAGCTGCTGTAGGTCTAGCAGATATCCCAACTAGAGGATATGCAGGGAAAGGTTTTTCTGCCGCAAGCAAGAGCGTTTTTGGTGGTGATCTAGAAGACGCATCTCAATATTTTGAAGATTTAAAAACTCCTGAACAACTCGCGCAAGAAACAGCTGTTGACACTGCCGAAGGGTTTACTGGTACTCTAGGAGCCCTAGTAGATAACCCTGCCGCCCTCGTCGATCTTATCCTAAATACTTTACCCCAGATGGCTGGAGGTGCAGGTATTGCTAGAGCCGGATTAAGCATGGCTAAAAAACGGGCTGTGGGAAAACTAGGGCCCGGCGGAGTTGGCCCACTGGCTAAACCTAATTATCTCAAAGCTGCTGGTGTTGGTGAAGGTGTTGTAGCCGCTGGTGCAGCTGCAGAAGGTATTAGAAAACAAACAGAAGATGGACTATTAACACCTACGCAGGCTATATTAGCAACAGGTACCGGTGTTATTACTGGAGTGCTCGGTGTTATAGGTGGTAAAGTTGCCAATAAACTTGGCGTAACAGATATAGATGCTCTGATGGCGGGGCAATCTTTAGGTGCCGAGGGACAAAGGAAAGTAAGAAATAGTCTACTAGTAGCAATTAGAGCAGGTATTGGGGAGTCTGTATTTGAAGAGCTACCTCAGTCTATGCAAGAACAGATGATACAGAATATTGCATTAGATAGAGACCCTATGGAAGGCGTTTCTGAGGCTGCTGCACAGGGCGTTGCCGCTGGGTTTACCTTAGCAGGAAGCGTGGGAGGCGGTGGACAGTTCTTACAGAATACAAAGATTAGAAAGGAAGAAAGAGCTAAATTAATTGCCGATAGAATAGAAGAGTCTGAGGCGTCTGATGATACTCCAGATAAGCCCAATTTTAATGATCAAAAGAAAGCAGAAGAAGATAAAATTTTAGCTCGAAGAGCAGCTGAAAAAGCGCAGGCTGAGAAAGACAAAGGTGGGGATGTAGTAGGTCGTAGAAAAAAAGTACCTGCAGCACCCATAGCACCCCCAGTTGATGTTGACGTTGACGTTCCTGAGTCGGGTCGTATTGTAAGTGAAGACGAAATAATAAATCTCGGCTTTGAGTTCTCACCTGCAGTAAAAAGAAGACTAGAAAAGCTTGATTATAGTAAGCCTCAAGGTGTGCAGGGAGCATTAAAAACTCTAAATAATGTTTTAGAATCCCGTACTAGCCGAGGTAAAGATGCTACAAAACTAGAGAGAGCCTCTATACCTTCTATTCAGGCCAAAATAAATAGCCTCGAGCAGGTACAGAGTAGGATTGAGCAAGATAAATTAATAGACGAAGAAACTAAAAAAGCTGTAGCAGAAGAAAATAAGAATCAAAAAATAATAGCGGCAGCAAAAAAAGCTACTACAAAACCTGTTGAACCCGTAGTAACTCCTGTTGCTTCCGAGCCTACCCCTGCCGAATATGAGGGTCCAAAGCCTCTTTTCACTACTGAAACTTTAGACTCGTTCGGGTATAGTAAAACGGGTTCTGTTCGTAAAAAACTAGCTGGGCTTATGGGCGGAGAAGCAGGTTTAGATACTGCTATAGCTCAACTTGAAAAAACTTTAACGACCCCAGCCAAGAAAAAGTCTGCTGCTGGAAAGAGAATGACCAAAGCTTTGGTGGCAATGAAAAAACGCAAGGCTAAAGGATCATATAATGTAGGGGTTCAAACGGAAACTAATCTTTTTTCCGAAGATCAATTAGTTGATATGCGCCTACCGGCCTACACAAGAAAGACTCTTGAAGGTCTTAAATCCACTCGCCCAGAAGACGTAAGCAAGGCAAAAACAATACTTACAAAGGCTCTAGATAGATCAACAAAAAACAGAAACACTAGAGAAACAATTGAAAATCAAATAAATAGATTAGAGAGAGATGAGCTTAAGGGTATAACGCTGCCTGATAACACTAGAGAAGCCTTAGCTGATCCTAGTACCTCAGCTAGAACTTTTGCTACTCCTGCCGCTTTAGAAGAGGGTATAGGAAAAGGCTTACTAGTAGAGAAAAACGGGCGTGAGATATACATTTCATCAAATGAGTATGCTGCTGCTACAGCTAAAAATGATAAAAACTTTGAAACAGTTAGCGAGCGGTCTTTAAAACCTGTAGATGAGAAAGCAATATCACTCAACAACCCACTGACAGGCAACTCTAAAAACCCTATCACTGGTAAAAAACCAGTTAAGGTGGGAGATAGAATAACTATTGCTCGTATTAATAATGCCCCGTCAGCTAGTAAAAATCCTGAAACTGGGAAAAGATCTCGTAGTGCAGCATATAAACCAGAGAAGTTTTCGGGTGTTGTTGAAGAGCAGTCACTAACGGATAGCGACACAGGTCAGGAAACATCACAGCTAGTTTTAAAACTAGATAAGCCTATAAATGGCGTTGGTGTTATAGGACTAAACGACTCTCAGGTAGTTAACCCCGTAGCTGCAGATTTTAAAAGAGTCCAAAACGTTGCCCAAAAATTAAAAGCTAAATATAAAGGTGTTGGCCGGGATAAAAATAAAAACTATGACGCTGAAACTTCAGCTATAACAAGCGATATTATAAGTGCCGAGAGTTCAGAAGCTAGCCAAGAGCTAAATAGAAAGGAAAAAATAACGCTCGCGCGGAGAAAATTAAATGACGCTGTGATTAAACAGTTTGGTACAGAACTACCGAAAACCGTGGGCGAACTACTAACTGGTTTTGCAGGTACGATGATTAACTCAAAACTTAACATAGCGCAGAGGCAGCTTTTAAAAATACTTGTTGCCACTCCCAACATAAATAATGTGGCTCTAGTTTTTGACGCGAGCGGTACAATTGCGGGAGATGCGTCAGGTCAATATGACGTGGGAACTAATACTATAACATTAGAATCTCTCAGTGGTGGCTTTGTGGAAACTGTATTTCACGAGATGGTTCACGCTGCCACAGCCAGAGGCATTAGAAATCTAAATCCTAAAAACAAACCTTTTAAACAACTAACAGTTCTATTTACAGAGGCCAATCTTGCTGCCAGTGATGCAGGGATAGAGGCTTATGCTAACATAGAAAGCTTAGATGAATTCGTAACACTAGCTTTTTCCGACAAAAATTATCAACAGTTTCTTTCTGAAGTAAAAACTAAAACTAAGATGAGTAAGAAACAACAAAACTTATTAGATACTGATACGCTCTGGAGAGCTTTTGTCGATGCAGTAAAAGCTATTGTGGTTAAAGCGAAAGAAGGTATATCTAGAACGGTTCTCAATAACGTAATAACGCTACAGTCTGAGTTGTTTCTTGGTCCTGATGCAGCTAAACAAAGACGGTATGAAGGGCAGATTCTATATGATACAGGTAATAACGTTACTGAAACGACTAACGAAAAAGAGTTATCAGAGAAAGCTGGGCTTTTAGATAAGATAACAACGAAGTTCTTTTCTTTTGACGCAGGGCTAAATAGAGCCCTAGTAAGAGCCATGAACGCAGCAGGCGTTGACCCTGAGACTATAGAGAACGCGATGTACAAAATGACAGCTGCACAGGGGCTTCATGCTACCAACATGGCACAGCAATATGCTATACACGGAATTATAGAATATAACGAGGATGCTAAAAAATTCGTAGTAAAAGACGAAGGATTAGCTACTTCTAGTATGGCTAAGATAAAAGAATTAGTTAGTCAGTTTGCTATAAACGAAGGGATATCTCCAGAAGAGGCAGGTAAGATTGCCCATAAATCTTTTGAGGCAACTCGCTTAGATGAAGTTCAGAAGGGTTTTAATGCAGACATAATAGAAGAAGCACAAGATCTTGAGGGAGAATCTTTAAAATCTAAGCTAAATGAATTAAAAATGATTCATCTAAATGAACAGGAAATTACCGAGGGCTTGCTATTAAAAGAACAGCACCCCGAGTTAGTGGAGATTGCAGAAACGTGGAATAAAGTAAGAATAAAAACCATAGAATTTGCTGTAGATCGAGGGACTATGAGCACTGCTCAGGCAGAAGAATATATAGACTCTGCTGGTTATGTTCCTTTCTATAGAAATGATGACGATGGTAATCCAATAGCGGGCGTGGATATTACCTCTGGACTAACACAAATTGGTAACCTTAATAATAAAACTTTCAGAGGGTCTGAGAGAGAAGTTACTAATATTTTTGAAAACATGGATAGATGGGTACAACACCAGATACGAGCAGGCATCATAAATCAACTTAGAGTAGACAAGGTTGATACAACGATGATAAATCAAGGAGAAGACAAACCTTTAGTTAGAGGAATAGACAGTAAAGAAGAAGCTAAAACTAAAGGGAATGTAGTATCTGTGACCCGAAATAAACCAAGAACGCCTACCGAAGGTGATCCTAGCACCACGGAGTTTGTTACAGAGCTATATGAGTTTTCTGACCCTATATATGCTGCAGCCTTTGGCCCACTACAAGCAATGGCTGTAGACGGATGGAAGCAATACTTTAGAACTGCTGCTAATTTCTTAAGACAAAACATAGTGCTTTATCCGCTGTTCTCTATCTCGCAGCTACCTCAAGATTCTATGTCGGCAATGATAAGCTCAGGGGTTAAGAATCCATTCATGATACCTTTAAGAGTTCTTAAAGAGTTTTCTCTTACCCTTGTAAGTATGAGTGAGACACACAAAGAACTAGAAAAGTTTGGTGCAGTGGGTGGCCGTGCGTGGACTCAAGCCGTTGAAACAGATAAAGCGGCAGCAGAGAAAGCCATAGCAGAGAGAGACACGAGTAAATTAACCAATAAACTTTACACTGAGTTTACAGAGAGTAAGTTTGTTAAGGTTCTAGAAAAAATTGCAATGTCTTCAGATAACGCTGTTAGACAGGCGGTGTATGAACAAACTATGAAAGAAACGGGTAATCAAGCCCTTGCCGTGGAAAGAGCTTTTGAAGTTATTAACTTTAGAAGAAAGGGTTCGAGCCAAACCATTAATACGCTGTCTCAAGTTGTACCATTTTTTAGTGCCGGTTTACAAGCGCTATCAGTACAGGCTCGTGTGTTATCTGGTGGAGGTATAGCTCCCGGCCAACGGGCAGAACAGATGCGACAGACTATAACTAGTGGCGTTATGTTAACAGGTGTTTATCTTGCTTATGCTGCAGCAATGTCAGGAGATGAAGACTATGAGAAACTTGACCCTAGAGAAAAAGACACTAAGCTAATCCTACCCGGAGGATGGAGTATCCCTCTACGCCCTGACCTTTTTACTTATATGGTTAAGGTAGTACCAGAGAATATCCTACGCGAGATGAGAGGGGATCAAGATGGGGAGAAAACATTCCAAGCTATAAAAAGGGGCTTTATAAATAGTGTATCTATGTCTGCAATACCTCAAGCAATTAGACCTATGATTGATCTATACTCTAATGAAAGCGGTTCTTTCTCAGAGAGAAGAAAAATTGTACCTGACGCGCTTCAAGACGAAGAGGGTGCAGACCAGTTTAAAGAAAATACTTCCGAGCTTGCTATTATGTTGGCAGAGGGTTCAGGCGTTAGTGCAATTAAAATAGATTACTTCTTGCGTCAATACTTCGGTTATACAGCAGGACTTATTACAATGGCAGTGGATGAGGTTATTGTTCAGTCTGGCACGTTAGATTATGAACGCCCTAATAGATCTTTCCGTGAGGTCCTACTCGATGTTCCGGGCACAACTCCTTTTATAGTAAGGCAGTTTGGTAACAGAGAGATTAGTGATTACTACGAGATGAGAGAAGATGTTGCAAAAGTAGTTAGCACTTTTAATAAAATGCAGGGCTCCAAATATAGAATGTCTTATGACCGTAAGAGAGTATCTGAGTTTTATAAAGAGAACAAAAAGATGATTGAGTATGGCCCCTTAATCAGATCCAAAAATAAAATGCTCTCAGACCTTAGAGCCTATAGACAGGAAATTATAGCAATGCCTAGAGAACTTATGGGCGGAGCTGATAAGAAACGGATCATAGATGAAACCAGAAGAAAAGAACGTCTATATCTTCGGGACATAAAAAAGTACCGTGAGCGGCTATATGACTAGATTTTGGGGGGTTACCAATGCACTACCCCCTACGCTAAAGTCCTCAGAATCGCATTCTAAGAGGTCGTTTTTTAACAAATTTCCTCTATAAACGCCAAACCCGGACACCTAGGTGCCCATCTTTGGTAGTCGCATAAGCTTTTATTCTTATCTTAACTGCCTTAGCTCGTGTCTCTACAGTAAAAATCATAGGTGACGTTTTTACTGTAGGGATAAAAAAGCTATCCCCCCGCTCCATATATTCAAACGGGAAGAGCCACTCTGGTTCATTATGTAAGTTCAGGGTCAAGTACCTCTAAAATAGTCTTGTTGATCGTAGTGGTATCAATGATATAACAAACCACGTTGAATTGGTCTATCCCTGTTTTCCAATTAGCTGCCATTCTTTTCTTCTTCATAGTAATCTTAGCGCCGCTCTGTGCCATTTGGAATAGCCATTGCTTGGGAGATATATTATTCTCTTCAGTTAAGAACTTACGAAAAATAGGCATTGATAAACAGAGTTCTTTTTTATCTAAGTCCAATCTAATTGCTAAAGTATTTCTAGGTTCAGTAGTGGCATGACCCCCGTTTATTATTAGTAGGTTACTATTATTGTGGTGTATAAATTCTCCTATAAGAGAAAGGTAGTTAACACTATTAGATTGAACCACGTTATCTCTAATATCTATCATCTCACCAACTATGCGTTTATATATACGCTCTAAATCTAGATGAACAATATCTGCTTTAGCAGCGAGCTCGCCCCCCACCATAGTTACTGCAACTAGGTTCTCATAAAATCTAAAGGCAGTATCATCACCAAAATCAACCTTAAACTTATTTACCCATGTAGCAATCTTAGCCTCGATCTCTGGGCGAGTATACTTCATAACTTCCTTAACAAATTCTGGCCCTGCCCACCCATAGTTAGTTCTAAAGGGGTCGAAGAGTGCACGGCCTTCGCTAGGATTATCTACTAATAGTTGAGCTTTACGCATATAGATTTCTATAAGTCGAGCTACCTCCCCATTAGGATCCTTCTTTAAGATAGCAAGCTTGTCATAGAGCGAATGATTGGAGGTAAATATAGCCACCAGAGCGGCGGAAAGTTCATGCTCGCGTTCAGCGTTAACAGAAGCCTGCATTCTAATCTTAGCTTTACCCTGTGATATTTTGTGGATAAGTTGAGAGAGTGTTTTACCATGAGTATTTCCAACCTCATCTAGCCCAAAAGGAATATTGTGTAGTGCTAAGTAACGTCCAGTCATACCATTCTCTGTTGCATCTAACACAGACAGATCTTTAGGATTACCCCAGACACTTAGACAAGCATATAAAGAAGCTGTCTTGGCGGAACCAGTATCTCCTGTCAGGCATATCGTCACACCTGAAGTAGAAGTGAAGGGCATAAGAATAGAACTAAAGCCAGTGAGCATAACAAAGGCGTGTACCTCTAAACCCTCCTGATTTAATTTATTTGCAGACTGCTTCCACACATCGTAGGTTCCCGTCTTGATTAGGTGTTTGGCGATGCCACGACATAGTGGAGAGGTAGGACTATTAGATTCTTTACCATTCTTATCTATCTCAGTACCTCCTACTACAAAAGCATCGTAGTCGGCAGTCCAGCCCATTTGGTTACGCATAATTTCGGCAGATCCCTGAGCAATTAAATACTGCCCCCACTTAACTATATAGCTCATAATATATTTCCATTGGTCAGAGAGAGGGTCAAATAAAACCCCATTCATTGATAGTATTTTTCTTAACTCATTACCGTCGTACATACTACTAAAAGGTAGCGTAAACTCTCTAGATTTATCATTAGGAAGTTCAGTTACCATCATCATACAATCGCCCTGCGTAATGCTATATATACGCTTCGTAGGGTAGAGATCATAAGTTGTTACTTGTCGTTCTTTCTCCTCAATTAAATCACCATTAGCATCATACACGGGAGCGGGCTTGAAGATAATTCCTCCGTTCACCCCGCGCTTAAACCCAGTAAGTTCTGGTGGTAGTCCATGTAGTTTCGTAGTTACCATAGGCACACCTCCCTGAACTGGCACTATCTCACTAAAGAGTGGTGTCTCAGTTGTTGGCGATGCTATGAATGTTTTACCTAGGGGTAGCGGATTAGTTATCTTATTAAAATAAGCGCAGTCCTCACATAGCCCCGGATTTATATTATTAAAGGTTACACAGGATTGGGGCTTGTCTTGTGTCTGGGTCGCCTTACTTTCTGTTGCTTCTCTATCGTAGCCTGCGTAATCCTGTGACAGAAGATGTATTGCCTCATCACGATCAGTACAGTGTTGAGCTATAGATAGTCCTGCATACCATAGGGGTTCAGGGAGCGAGGTTCTATTATTAATGATATGCCTAATCTGTAGACAACCCTCGTTAGAAGCTTCATCTAAACTTTTGACTGCAATTCTAGAAAACTCTGAAGCATAATTATTCTGGCCAGACATCTGTCTGCCTAGGTCGGTTAGCTTCTCGCGTTTTATTGTATCCTCTAGTGGTACCTCTACCTCACCTAAAAGCGCTTTCCACACTTTAAAATCAGATGTAAAGTCTGACCACTTAATAATCCTAGTAGGCGATGGAGGGTTAGTCTTATGGTTAAAGGTATTAGGGCAGCGTAATATCCTAGCTATGTCTGCTGTAACAACGGGGTCAATATCTAGTCCTCTACCTAGACAGTAGTCTTTAAATTTGTCTGCATATATTTTCCATTCTGCTACAGGAATCTCTTCACTGAAGAACCAATAGGCGTGAACACCTGTACCTGAGTCAACTGTAACGGGCGGCGGTAGTTCATTAGTCATGACAAAGTCATTAAGAGAAATCAGCGCAGCTTCTTTACTATCGTATCCCTTGCCCTCTCCCACATCTAGGTCTACAAAAAATGACCGTATGCTAGTAGCGTTATCTGCCTTCCTACTATGACCTTTAAAATTACTCAGTGCCATAAAAACATTTGTGTCCTGCTTAGAATCAATTACTTCAACTAGCTCATCTATTGATTCTACAAACGTATGCTTTGGTCTTTTAGTAGAGGGATCTATCTCCACAACGCAGTAACTACCACTATTAGGAAGCGCTAAGGTGTAAAATTCTTTCATATCACACCCTGATTAGATTAGGTTTTATTTTAGATTCTAAATATTCTTTAGCCTGTTTAATATTAATAGCCGGTAAACTACCATCGGCTAAACCTTTTTCTACTAGGCTAATAAACTGTTCAATTCGGTTGTTGTTTTTATCCCTCACGGGCTGTCCTCTAAACCAAGAGTGTATAGACATACGACTTACGCCAAATGTTTTGGCTATATACACAGTGGGTAGATTGGCTTTTACACACAGCTTTGCTAACTGAGCGCCAGCTCTTTTGGGGTCGGCTTGATGGAGACTAAAAATAAACTGTTCACTATAGGGTCTAGGCATTACTTACTCCTTAGATTCTTTCCATTTGTTTACTATGTCCAAAACGTTTTGCTCTTGTCTTGGGTTCTTGGTTATTACACTGTCTTTAATATTATCAACTGCTTCAAACTTAAAACCTTCTCGAACTGCTTCCCCTTGGGGTTGATACACAGTCAGCTTTATGGCGCTCTGTGCCGCCTGACTGTCCGTTTGTTCTTTAAGTGTGTCTCTTATTTCTGCTGCTACAGCGGCAACAGGAGAGAACAAGAGTCTTGTAAGTTCTTTTTTATACTTATTTGTAGTAGTAACAAACTGCATTTTAGTAACTAACTTTGCCGCACTCACATTGTTCTTTGCAAGCATCTGGATGTAAGCTTTAAAGGGCCACTTGCCTTCTTCTTCTTTCCCAAAACAGGAGGTGGACGGCAATACAAGCTGCAGTACATCTCCTCCGGGATCATCAGCAGAGACAACGGCTAATCGCCAAGACAGCTTACAGGCTGTCCCTCTACCTTCCGAACCTGAGCCACGCACACTATTAGGACACGCGTGGCAAAATTTAGATTGGGGAGATAGAACTTCAGGATCAGGGGACGTTGAATCATTAGACCAACATAGGGGACTCACTTTTTTTCCCTCCTCATATGCATGGCTATAATAAGAACGGGACGTACTGTGTGCCATCTTCACTATTATAACCTGCATAGTTGTTGGGTTATCGCCTATACTCAGCTCCTGCCCCGCAACAAACTTACGAAACTCCCCCCCTCGTAATGAGATACGTTTGGTTATATTCCCATAACCACTATTAGCTACGGCAAGCGTATCTTCATCTAGAGATAGGTCTGAACTTTCCTTAAGTATGGCTTTAAGTTTATCCATAATATTAGTTTTTAGCTCCCCACTTGTTTACGATGTCGGAAATATTCTTAGAGTTATCTGAAGAACCTGAGCTTTTAACAACCGGTTCTTTAACCGCAGGTTCTTTAACCGCAGGTTCTTTAACTACAGACAACTCAGGTTTTACTTCCTCAACTTTGGGCGTTGCTTCTTGAAAGGCTTCAGACTGATCTTGTTTATAGCCCTCAATCTTCCCAAAGGTGCCGCCACCAGAACTGGCTGTAACATACTTAACAACCTGAACAGCTGAAATCCACAACGAAACTCCGACTCCATTGGGAGCTACATAGGGTCCAATATTATATGCAGCCCTAAGCTCAGAGCCAGCCCAAATATCTGTGTTCTCCATCGGTACTGCGTTACTATCAACAATGCTAGGCGCAAACTTAGACTTAAGTCTAAACATAACATTACCTGTAGGCTTACCATCATCCCCAATTTCATCTGTATAAGGTGGATTAGCCACTTGGATGTCTGTCTTCTTTTGTATCTTTATTTGCGATTCTACGTGTTCCGCAAAAGCAGCATTGATGTGTTCAATCATTTCCGCTGCTTCTCCCTGAGTTAGTATAAGATTTACCTTATAGTCCCCGGGCTGAGAAAACTTAGTATCTGGCTTAGACAGATGTGGAAAATTCACTACCCCAACTGGGGTCATAAGTATATTATTCATAGGTACTTCTCCTTATTTACTGGTTGGTTTTCTTACTGTAATTTGGAACTCCCGCATCATACTAACTCCGGGCGGTAGCCCATCCTCCCTCCTACTTTCTAAATGCTCCTTCATGCCCGTTTGGTTAAGACGCTTTTGATATAGATGTAGTTCCTCATTATCAATAACGTACTGGCTGAAGTGCTCCCAATCAGAACAAACGTAATATTCTTTAAGGGTTTTTATGACAGTACCTCCGGAAGTTTTAATACTATCGGCACTGACATCATTTAGTGAACCTAGCATCACCTGTTCTAACTGATCAAGTTCAGCTTTCAGTTCACGATCTTTCGCTTGATATTCTTGAGCGAGACTGTTCTTACGATTCCTAATTGTTAGGTAGGCTTTAACCACCTCTTCTAACGAAATCTTAGGCTCCGGGATACTCATCTGTTCTTCTATATCACTCATGATTCCAACTCCTCTCTATATAAATCTACTAACTTAGTATGCTGATCAACTTTACCTTGCAACATGGCATACATTCTTTTCTCAACATCTGACCCCTGTAGGTGAACCACAGTCATCTTGTGCTCCTGCCCTACGCGATCAATCCTTGCAATACACTGTAGATAAACTTCTACACTCATCACTGGCCCCCAGAAGACAACAGTGTCTGCTGCAGTTAACGTCACCCCGTGTGACGCGGCTTGGGGTTGTATTACTAGAACTCTTGGCTCTTCAGATAGTTGAAACCGTGAAATGATACTTGCTCTTTTAGTTGCTGAGACAGCACCATTGATTACTTCATTACTAATGCCCTTCTCATTTAGGTGCTCACTTATGAATTCAATTGTGTGGCGATAGGGTACAAAGATTAAAACTTTCTGAGCTGTCTCTTCAAGAACTTCCATGAGAGCATTTAATCTAGGAGATACATCAAACTGTATGGTCTTGTGGTCATCTGTATATACTGCGCCCCCAGATATTTGTAAGAGTTTATTCATGCCCGCCGCTGCGTTAACGGCAGTCACTTGCTCAGTGCCCGTTTGTATTAGCATCTCGCGTTTAAGTTGCTTGTAATACTTCTGTACTTGGGTAGTCAGTGGTACTACTCGCGTCTGATACATCACCGGGGGTAGGTCTAGACACTGATCTTTTGCAAATCGTATCGCCGGCTGAAGGGCTTTAAATACATCATCTTTAGAATTGGGCTTAGGGATCCACTTGAACCGCGAGATCTGGTGCATCACTTTTTCTTTCCATGCCATAGATAGTCTAGGCACGTTATCAGGACAGACGAGTTTGGCTAACCCGAAAGCATCCATTGGTGACTGTGAAGCGGGAGTACCTGTCATCATCCACAGTTTCATGTCCTCATTCTTATCTTTACCACCCAGTATTTTATATAGGGCTTTCCATCGTGAGGTCGTATGTGTTTTATAAGCGTTACATTCATCGACTACGATAAGATCAAAGTTAGATGCAATGATATCGTCTTTTATAATACCTACGCCATCATAGTTAATAATAGTGAAGTCCCAGTCACCCTGAATAATCTTTCTGCGTTTTTCAGCAGTACCATGTGCAACTTGGCTAGTCCTGTGCATACAGGTATTAAATACGTCGCCCTGCCATGCAGAGTACATAATAGAGAGGGGACAAATGATTAGAACCTTTTTGATTAAGCCCAAGTTCATTAGATAATCTGCCGCCCATAGTACAGACGAAGTTTTACCTGTGCCTGCTTCATTGAAACAGAAGGCTCTATGATTGATGCTTAGAAATTCTGAGGTAACTCTCTGGTGATCAAAAGGTTCAAACATGCCCGGCCACTTATAATCTCTGATCATAGGGGAGGGTAGGTTTTCTTTGAATTTAACAAGCTTATTAAGAGCAAGCATTTCATCAATGCCCCAATAAACTAAGAGTTCTGATAGACCATCTGTAGTATTTACTACTTCGCTTTGGTCTATTGTTTCTGTGATATGCGGAGTCAGATGCTCCGGTACGGCCAACAATAGGGCCTTGTTATCTATAACTTTCATTACTATCCTTTACTTGGTGTACTTAACTTAACTGTTACTGAGTATGATCTATTTACTAACTATTAGTCAAACTTTATTTTACTTTTTTTTAATTACTTTTTTCTTAGCTACTTTCTTAGCTACTTTCTTAGCTACTTTTTTAACTGCTTTTTTAGTAGGTTTCTTAAATATCCCCGGTGTATTTTTATGTACTGATCCATCTGAATTCCTATCAAACGAACTGTTGTCTGCAAAGGAAACCAACTTAGTATTTGAAGCTTTACTTGAGCCTCCCTTACTTAAAGGTCTTACATGTTCTACAGAAGTACCGTCGCCAACCTTAGCTTTACCCCTTTTTATAGCAGCTAACCTAGCTTTGTTGCGTATACCTCGAAGCTTAATCTGTTTGGGCGTTGATTTGTATTCATTTTCTTTCTTATAATCTCTGGGCATAACATTTTTCCTTTTTATATCCCGCTATGATAACACACTTAGGCGAAGGGGTTATTAGGTTTGCGGGGTTTATGAAACTCACAACTATCAACTGAACACCATCCACATAAGGGCGTAGGGTTAGGTTGCCACTGGTCGTCGTCGTAACTATGCTCTAATCGTTTAAGGGGCAACTCAAACATCCCCCAGGATTTATCTGTGTCCTTACGGTGGTATTCTTCCATAAGAAAACTATTCTTTAGAACAAACATCAAGCCCCCTTTAACCCTATTTACTTTAGGGAAATGACTAAACACCATGAGCGACATTAGTCTAAGTTGTTTTGGATCTGGATATTTATTACTGCCGGTCTTGTAGTCTACAACATAGGCTATATCATTATCAACAATCAACAGATCAGCAATACCCCGTACCCACCGGTGTTCTGCATGAAAGTCACAAGGCTCCCGGCTATAGGTAAGTGCCATCTCATGCTCAGGATACTTTGTTCCCGGTATATCAATGAGGGGATCAACCATCTCTTTGAAGCGCTGATAGTTTTTAGCAAGGGGTTTTCCCTCGGCCACATAATCTTCCAAAGCTTTATGCACCTCAGTCCCATACCGCATAGCTTCGTTTTCTTTAACAATATAATTCTTTAGTACTCGTATCTCGTTGTACTGTCGAGGACAATTTTCGTATTGTTTTAATGCAGAATAACTCCATGTAAACTCAGCCATTACCAAAACACCTCCATATTGTTATTACGTTTAATTACGTGTCCCTGTAGAGTCATCCTATATTCGCAAGGAGAGAATTTTTCTAGCCCGGCAATTCTATGGGGAGTTAATCCTGAGTGTAATACTAGGTCTTTCTCTTCATACGGTAATTTTACAATATTTCCGCGTGTATCTATATAGTCCATACCCCCACCGGAACTAGGTAATTCAATAGCTACAGTGAAAGCAGACGCGCCTATATCCCCTAGTCCTAAAGTTTTATGTGGGTAATCAGTGTGCCATTTACCTGCTATACCAATAAACTTTTCATCAGTAGGAAATATATGAAACCCCGGTAGTGCTAAATCTTGAGCCAAACAAATTTCTTTTCCTAATTCAACAGATAAACACTCTAACACTGTCTCATACAGTCCAGAGAAGTTTCTATAAAGAAGCTCATTCATCCAGACGCTTTCTTCGTGATACTCTATTGTGTTGCCATCAAGATAAGCTGACTTACCCAAGGTATAAAAAGGAAAGTCATTTGATCTACTTTCCCATATTGGTCTTAAAGATAATATTTTCTCTGCAATCGTGTTGGTATCGATGTTTAAATTATGTTTAAAGTGGTGCATTAGCAACTCCCGTAGTTATCGCCGTAGGCACCTTCGCAGGCAATCGGTAAACCAGTAGCCCACTCAGGGGGAGTATTCATAACTCCCATAATAAACTTTAGCGCCTCATCTTTTTCTTTAGTGGGGGCAGTAATAATAATGGCGTCGTGGACTGTTAAGCAGGGGCGGTATTGCTCGTTTGTCTCAATCATCTGTTCACCAATAACAATCCTAGCTAGGGCTTGCACAATGTTTTCTGTCATCGCCCCGCCCCAGATATTTATCTTGCCCCGCCTAGACTTATAAACATAACCACTCTTGAGTTCACTCGTGTCATACCTCAGTTCGGGGTAGTATATATAGAGGCCGTTGGGTAGCTTGATACCATGCCTATCCACCATCACACATTGGTGTTCACCTAAGTAGTAAGGCTCTAGATCATCAGGCCAGTTAGCTAGGTGTTCTAGTGCACGATCACAGGCGGCCCAAAAAGTAATAACTTTATGGTTCAGCTCGCGGTATACCTTAACAAGTCGTTTGCATTCATCATCAGGTAACGCCTGCCCTGGAGGTGATGTCTTTAATGTATGCTGAAGTTTTTTCCAACCAGTCCCAAAGCCTAGCCCCAGTGTACAGGTCTTACCAACAAACCGTTCTACTGGGTTAGCTTTCGTAATTGTTCTATCATATACCTTACTAGCAAACTCACAGTAGGCATCTCGTCCTTCCGCATACCAAGCTGTCACATCTTCCTGCCCAGATAACCATACTAGAATGCGGGCCTCAATCTGACTTGAGTCACAGTTAATTACTACATGATCATCTCTAGGAATAACAGAGTTCTTGAGTGCCTTCTTCTTAGCATCTCTTGATGGCAGATTTTGGAAGTTAACTTTTTCTGCCCCCGCCCACCTTCCTGTATGTGCCCCGTAGTAACGCAGGGGTATAGGTAGGCGGCCTTTGTTGCGCGAGCCTATATCAATGAATCTTTCAATACGAGATTCTTCAATCGTAGACTTAGTTCCAAGTCGGACGCGGCATAACTCTTGTACAAGGGGGTCGTCGTGTTGTTGTAGGGCAATGAAGCCTTCATCAGTTTTAGCTAGGGCCGGAGCATCTTTACCTGTAGCAGGACTAATCTTGAGGGGACAGGGGATATTCAGTTCACCTAGTAGTTCTGTAAATTGTTTGTTGCTTGCGAGCTTCTTCCTAACAGCTTCGGGTGTATCACAGTCGAGCCTCGCCATCAGACCCTCTAACATCAATACTTTTTCTTCTCGTACCTCTTGTAGGCGCTCAATCAGTAACGCATCATCTACCTTCAGTTGTGGTTGGATAAACATTCTTAACGTAATATCTATTAGTTTTAACTCATGCTCAGGAAAGTCTATCCCAATAATCTTAAAGAGATCTAGGGTAAGCGCTACATCATTAATACAGTAGGAGGCGTAGTCAGAGAGTTCAGACGGCGTGAAGTCTTCTAAGCGTTTACCCCTAGCATCTAATACCTCAGTACCTTTTTGTCCCAGTTCATAACGCTCGGCTAATGCCTTAAGAGAGCCACCGGCATTCGTACCATGAAAGGCTCTAGCTATAGATAGGGTGTCAAAGTAAAACGCAGGATAGATGCCGAAAGTCCAACCAAGGATTGCGCCATCAAATAGAGTATTATGACAAATGAGTCCAGAGATTCTCCAGTCAACATTATCTAATAGTGACCGTATCTCAGCGTGTGTCCCAGTATGCCAATGCGTCTCGCCATCATTAATCTTCATGGCAACACCGATCACTTGGAACTCTGGATGTCTGATATATTCTTCGGTAGTACACTTGGTTAAACTATAATCTTTACTGTAGTATGTCTCAAAATCTATTGTGACTAACTGTGTTATTTCCATTTGTCTCGTGCCTCAGTCCACTCATCTCGGCATTCAGCACTGCACCACCGTCTCAGGTCTATAATAAGATAGCTACACCAAATACATTTACCAGTGTAGTTTTTGGGTGGTGAAATACTAGCCTCACGCAGAGTTTTAATAGTCGCTTCCATAGTTTTTTGCAACTGCTCATTTGCTATATCAATATCATCTGCCATTTATGGTTCTCTTATACTCTTCGTCCAGTTTCATATTAATCCTCACATGTTCCAGTGTGACAATACTTTCCTAGGACATCTTCTATTGTTTCTTCTAGCGCTTCTTGAACAGGGGTAGGTTTATTAGTGTCGGGGCTTCCCAACAGTGTATTTTGTTCTCGTATTATACCCCTGAGTTTCTGCAGATAGAAGTCTGCCTTCGCGAGATCTTTTTCTGGGGTTCCCTTGCGACTATAACGCCAGATGTACTTAATCACCTGACCTGCACATACTGCTGTTACTCCACATAGACCCTGAGTGGCTGACTCAATAGCGTCAATACACTCCACCTTACCCGCTGTATAGTGTGCGGGGTGATTTACTTCATCATTAATTTTCCTATTAATTTCCATTTTATCCTCACTCAATGAATTGTTTAAAATTTGATTTGCCTATGCTACTACCAAACTTAATAAGGGACTCTAGCACGGGTAGATTATGTTCGTCAATTATCAGGGACTTACCCCCATTATCGACAATGGCATTAAGGTTATTTAGTTGTAGTGTTGTAGGCTTACCTCCATTAGCTTTAGCCTCAATCCCTATGAATGCACCTTGATAGCACACAATGATATCTGGAACACCAGATGCGCCATAACCCCCCGTAGCAGGCATAAAGTAATAAGCTCCCAGTTTATCTAGGACTTTCTTTATACCCTGCTTTACTTTCTTTTCTGGGGTCATAGTATTTCCTCCGCCTCTTCATCAACTTCATAGGCATACATAAAGATAGGCGTTTGTTCTCCAACATAAGATCCAGAAACATTGAATTCAAAATACTCTACGGCTTCCTCGTCAGTCATACCCCCATCAATGAGAATCTGAATACAGGCTTCAGCAGAGTATATATAAAGCTCCTCGCTCCCGTACCATGTAGTGCCTATTATGGCGGCATTAAACCCATCAGCCCTTAACATTTATTGTAGTTCCTGTATGCTGATAGAGATTTCTTCAGGTTCCCATGCTCCATCTTCAAGAGCTCGTTGTTCAGCAGCTGCCTCTGACTCTGCCTCAACAATGATAGGTACACAATACTGTGTAATGCTTACTGCATACTTCAGCATTGGGTTCTTAGGTTTTGACTTAAACTTAATTACTTTATTTTCCATTAATATCTTCTCCTTCCACAAAATCTAGGGTTGGTTTTAAGTCTAGTTCGAACTGGTCTGATATTGTAGCAGGCTCTAGGTTTAATTCAAGTTGCTCCATTTGATGTGACATAGATCTTACTCCTCTGGGTAGGTGTTATAATGATCACTAAGGTACTCAGTTTTCCTATCCTCTATATAGTAGTCGATAGTCTGCTCGATATGGGTGAAAAATATATGCCCCAGTTCTGAGAGCTGATCCTTGTACTGTCCAAGGCTAAGACTTGCGGGGCTATAGAGCTTTGTAATGATCTTTCTTAGGTTTGTGTCTGCCTCTTCACCTAGGCTGTCCGGCAGTTGCTCCATACTTAAAAACTCACTCACAATGTCATCATCTTTAAGTATCTTCTTCAGTACCTGCTCGCCAGCTTCCTGATCATGGTCTTCACAAAACTGATCCCAATCATTATCCGAGGGCGGGGCTCCTACATCATAGCTACTCATTATTATTCTCCTTTAAAGCTTTTATTAGGCGGTTATAAACTTCAGTGTGCGTACACTCTTCATCAGGACAGATCAACTGTTTTAAATCAGCATACATCTGTTCATAATTTTTTGGTTTCAAACTGCTCATAACTTTCTCCTTTCATTGGTAAATATAAATACTCTAGGCCAGCTTCTCTAAAGATTTTACGAACCCAGACAGGGTTAATACCCACCGCATCTAGGTGCGGCATATTACTCCACATATAAAGCTGGGCGGTCTTCTGCCTAAAAGAGCTAGTGCTTGGCCTGCCGGTGGGCGTGTGTGTCTTGATACCTGTTAGCAGGAGGTCTCGTGCCACTGATTCAAACACAGCGAACATGAGTCTTGCCTCTGGACTATGAGGGGGCAGTTGGAACTTAATCTTTCTAACCACCGCACCTAATAGACCCGTGTTTTCTTTATTCTTACGCATAGGGATTCCTTAGTCCTAATTGATTAAATAGGCTAACACTAGAAAGAGAAAGCTTAGAGTAACTAAGCCTCCGTTAGCGGTGAACTCAGGTATTATATTCATGAGCAGTCTCCTATCTGGACTAGACCATCTAGGTTATACCTTTTCTGCTCTTCCTGCCACTCGATCTGCTCCTCCTTAGTTAAACATTCCTCATGTACGCGGTGGCTACCATCAGCAAACAGCGCGTTCCGAGGGGATGGCGCCTCACCACATAGTAGATCAGGCGTAATGTCGTCATCAATAGCGATGCCCTTATTACACCTATCACACTCCAACATCATGCACTGGGAGCAACCATAGCCCTCCCTATACTCACCCTCATCTGTATACATGTCAGCAGAAATTCTATTAACAAATAGTCCGCTCCCAAACGAGGTATCAGCCCCGCAAAAAATACAATCGTTTTCATTACTCATGTCGTACTCCTTGGTTTAAAGTTGCCCCCTTGAGGGGGCTATGATGTTTTTCTTTGGTGTTACTCGTGTTACACCTCTTCTAGTTGTTTAAAATGTTCGGCATAATCTATGCACCGCTCAAGTGCTTCACCTATACCATAGCAAGCATGTTGACAATCATATGGATCGCTGTCGCCTTCAAGCAAAGTACAATAAACTCTGAGAACATCATCATATTCTGTCGTCCAATCATTATCGTGGAATTGTTCAATAGTAATCGAAGGGTGCTTTTCAATGATGGTGCGTATCTCATTTATGTGTGCTGTCGCTCGACCGCGAAAATCCGCTACACTTTTAAGCGTCCGAATGTCGCTATCCAGTCCTTCTTTAAGTTTCCTTATTTTAGACTCCTGCACTTCTATCTTTTCTTTTGCGGTTTTAATTTTATTTTCTAGTTCGGTCTTTACTATTTTGTCAAAGCGGTCAAGTTTTGATTGCCTGTAACATTTTTGTAATACTTTTACTGAGTTGTTCATGTCGTTCTCCAGTTTATTAGTTGTGTTGTTCATGTTACTCCGCACAAAAATCATCATAGTCAACGCTGATCATCAGCTTACATTTTCCTCCAATACTTACTAGCACATTAAATCCACAGCCACCTAAGTCGATGGGGTCTTGAATACTACTTAGCACCTCCACATCGACCCCAGTCACATCCAAATATTCCAACTCACTGTTTTCTAAGTCCCATACGGGAACCATTTCATTACTCATGTCGTACTCCTTAGATTTACTTCATTAACTAAAATATACTAGTCACTGCGGGTCGTCAACAATTATTTTCTTGCTCACAATCCTAAACACCGCCCTCCTTCAGTTAAAATTAAATGACCGTTGCCTCTCGTGCCTCGTTACTTACCTCCTCCGAATAGTTTCTTAAGTATCTTGCTAGACTCACGGAACGCCTCGATCTGTGGCAGGAATAGCGCCGGGTTTTTATTAACGTGCCCCTGTATTAACTCTAGCTCCCTACCGTGTGTCTCGTTGTTAACGAAGGCGTATAGCTTATCTAGTAGACGGTTACTTACCCCTCGACTCAAAACCAGTCGCTCTTCTTCTAGTCGCACCTTAATATCTCTCTGGTTCATATCGTTTCCGCCTTGGTTTCAAAGGTATAGCCCAGATTCTTGGCTATTGCGACGGTGCCTGCAGTGAGTGTTTCGTTACCCGCCAGCCGAGCGATGAGCCGGCTCTTGTTGCAGGCAGGGTAGACCAAAGCGTTACCGTATACCTGTTTCTTCTCAACAATTAGTCGCATAGTATTCTCCTTATTAGTTGTGGGAAATCCTGCCTTAGTGCTGTTATAAATCATCGTTGCTATATCACTCATGTTACTTCTCCTTGTTATCATTTAAGATATGTATTTCAGTGTCCGGCCTAATCCTTAGTTCTGGATCCCACATGTCCTCCTCTCGCTCGTCATTAAAGTCTAACTCAATATCAAAAGATAATAGGTCACAGTCCCCCTCGGATTTCCCTAGCCATCGATCAACTAAATCATAGCAGTCCTCATCTACACCCCGAAAGCCTGTAGCCCTATTAACATTATCATCTAGCGTGACAATCCCATGATCTATAAAGAACGGTATATCTAAATCCGATATGCGTTGGGGATCAAAAGCATCGTCAGTCCATACCGCCCAACAATTTAATGTTATCCCATCAGGCGGTGAGGTTAGCTTACTAGTATGTTCCCGCACCAATTTCTGCACCTCGCTCTGTACACTTTCTCCATCATTAATATCTACTACAATATCTACTACTATGTCGTTACTCATCTTCAACCTCCGTCACTTGAAACCTTTTAGATTCGCCAGTCGTGTCGGTCTCCCTTGTTCCGTCCGGCATGGTAATAACAGGATATATAGTAAGCATAAGCCCACCGTTGGAATCATCAATATAAAAATTTAGATCGACTAAATCCCCATTTTCTGTTTCTATTTCAGCCCAACTATCATAGGGCCATTCAAAGACTTTACTCATCTTCACTCTCCTTTAAAAATTCTCTGCGGACAATGCTGTCCTCTAGATAGATAGTTTGTTTCGTATCCGTGTTCCCACAGTGGGGGCATTTCTCAATTGTGTTGTCAGGATTTTCTGCATACAAATCTTCACATTTTAAACAACAAATTACTTGCTTATCCATATCATTCTCCTTGGTTTTTCTTTGGTTATGCTACTTGTAGCGTTGGTATTAGTGATGCGGTCTTAAACTTCTTTGCATTTGTCCCATGTATTGTTACAACAATAGAGGGTGCCTCCGATACCCTCGATTCTTTCTTGCCGGTGTTACATAGCCCACAGTCTATACATTGAACACCGCCAGACTCGAAGGCGCAGGGTATCTCATTGGGGTATAGATTGTCGTTGGGGTTGGCTACCCTGAACGTGCGGTAGTTCATGTCGTGATACTTCTTAGCTTGCTTGGGGCTGTCTGCCGACACCATGCAGAGCGTAGCTATCCTTGGATCAAAGTTCTTATGCTCTACTTGATGCGTATATCCCGTGGTACTCATAGATAGCTTGGCGATAGGCTCAAGACATTCGAAAGGGACGCAGGCAGGATCTCCATAAGCACCGAACCTTGTCTTTCTCCACCGCAATAACTCACCATGAATCTCTGGATCGAATACAGGGTACAGTCCTCTCTTATATGACTTGTAGACTTGAAGGGGGGCTTGTCCTAGATTGACGTAGCATGATCCCTTCTTACCCTTATGTCTTCTATGAAGACAATTGCCACAGACAGACTCATCAAGCCCTTCTTTTTCTGCTGTTACAGGGTCTACATCGGATCGCATAAACCATACCTGAGTCATGTTACCTGTCTTCATATTGCCAGACTCGAAGGTTAGTATAGCTACTACTTCTTTGCCATCTATCCTACTTTTTCCTAGGTATATGATGACACCTTTAGGTGCTTTCTTTTTCATATTGTTTCTCCTCGGTTTAAAGTTGCCCCCTTGAGGGGGCTTAGGTTGGTGTTATGCCGCTTGTTGCTCCCGTTTTTATGGCTACCTCCTCTTTAAGAATATCGAACTCAATAAAACTTATATCGGTGCTACATCGGCCGAGCTTTTCAATAACCCTCTTACTCATAGAGCCGTGATGCTTGCGAAACTCCGGCGCGGTTGCCGCTAGACCTAGCGCATTGTTTATAGCTACCTTGGCTATTACTAGCTGTTCTCGTTGGACTCGTAGAGCCTCTAATTTTTCTATCGTAGTCATGTTGTACTCCTCAGTTTTAAAGTAGCCCCCTTGAGGGGGCGTTGGTTGGTGTTATGCCGCTTGTTTCTCTTCTTGTTTGTACTCAACTCCTAGTACAAAGTCGCTTGCTTTCTGTGCTAACCCGAAGGCTTTGACTATCACTTTCTTATCCTTCTTGAGCACTTCCACCCAGTGATTCAGGTATTGAGCATTGGATGGGCTTGGCTCTGGTTTAACATCGAGCATACTACATAAGAATACAGATCCTATCTCTGCTACCAGTTCCTCAAAGGCATAGGCTCCATCTCCGAATCTTCCTGAGAAGTCCCTTGCTAGTCTGTCCTTATGTCCTGTCCAATGAGTTAACTCATGGAGTAGGGTGCCGTAGTATGCTTCCTCGGCAGTATCATAGTTAGTGTCTACGAAGGACTCTTTCTTTGGCATCTTGATCCTATCAAACGTCGGCATGAAGCAGGCTGTATCTCCTCTATGTACTATCGAGGCTCCCGTTGATTTCACTGCTTGCTCTGCAAGGATGTTGCAGAATACATCTGGCTTGGTGTTATCCTCTTCCAGTGTCTTACCTTCATACCCTTCCACTTGGTCAGCGTTAAAGACATAGTGATACTTAAGATTAGGTATTATCTTCTCTATCTCTTCTCCCTGCTTATCTTCAGTCTTTATCTTGATCATATTGAAGTAGGTTATCAGCGTTCCCTTCTCTCCTTTCTTTATCTGATAGCCTCCGGCTTCTGCTTGGTTGTAAGTCATAAATTCCCCTGAAGTCCAACCTTTTACATGGATCATATGACTCAGCAAGAATATATTAAGCCCCCTATAAGAGCGGCTTGTTATAGCGTTCCGAAGTGTCCCTCCCTTCGCTGTATTTTTCCATGGTTTGCACCAATCGGTGCCGTGTTGTTCCATCGATTCAACTATCTTGTCAGTGATCAGTTGGTATACATCAACCTTTACTTTCTTCTTAAAGTTTTTCATAGTCTTATTACCTGTAGTTTTAGTTGTGTTTTTCATATCGTACTCCTTGGTTTAAAGTAGCCCCCTTGAGGGGGCTTTGGTTGGTTGGGTTATACCCATTTACGAGCGGTCTGTAGTTGGCTGTCCCAATGGGGTTTGAAGGTAGCCTTCACCCTCTCTCCGAAGTATTCTTCGGCTTCGACTAGCATCTCAAGGCGATTGTTTGCAGTCAGCATGTAGTAACCTCCGTTACTAGCGGCGAAGGCTTCGTTGTCTTCAGCGTATGTGTTCCCGCCGTTGTCATTTTCATTGCCTCCATCTCTAGAGATGTTCCAGACTACATACTCGCCATAATCTCCCTTACTTATGTAACAGAGGGCGACTCCAATTGTCCAATTGGGACAGTATGTCGTTGGCTCTACTTGGGTAAATACCTTAAGTATTTCAGCGCCCCGATTGTATCGGATGTCGAAACCAAAGTTTCTTAGGTTTTTCTCCGTCTGATAGCTTACTAACTCCATAATATTCTCCTTGGTGTTGTCGATGGTGTTGTTTAAATCTTCCATAAATTGCTCCGTAGTTTTATTAGTGAATGTTGAATCTTCCATAATATTCTCCTTTAGTTTACTAATAATCCCCTGTTCCAGTTCCTATCTGTAAAGTTAGAATTAAGAACAGAATTTGGGGAATGAAAAACCGCTGAAAGCCCTAAGTTTGCTAGGGTCTATATATATATATAATATTTTATTAATTGTTCTATTGTTCTTCTCTTTTTTAAGGACAATACCTTTTGCCAACACCGCGCTAAAGGCTTAAGTCTTTAGTTAAGATATAAAAACCCTAGTGTCCTATGAAAAAGGTTGGAACAATAGAACAATCCTTATATATCAAGGTACTTACGTTCAAAAATCAGGAACAAAGTTCCCTAGGTTTTTGAGAACAATTGATTTTGTAGGAAAAACCTCCGGTTTCATCTGTCTGTCTGCTTTAGCAGATCCGGAGGCTGTCCTATCGAATAACCTGAAGCTCAAGCTTCAGCCTCAAGTCTTAGTTCTTGCTCTGCAAGAAGCTCATCGGACTCTTCTTCTTCGAAGAAGCCTTCGGCTTCCAGTTGCATCTCAAGATCTTCCAGATCTTGGTTATCCTTGAGTTCGATCTGCCGAGTGACATCCTGCTCTGCAGGATCCTTGGTGGATTCTAGTTCATCGAAGAAGCCTTCGGCTTCTAACTGCAACTCGAGATCTTTCAGATCTCTTGTGTCTAAATCATCCGAACAACTTATATTTAAATTTGACATGGTAGTACTCCTAAGTATTTGATTTATATATATTTAATTTAATATCTACTCGCTGATGCTTTCGATGTCTAAATATTCTCAGCTTTTTCTTAATTTGTCAAGTTCGAGGCGTGGCGCGGGTTTCAGAGCGATTGAATTTGGGTTTTTAGAGCAAAAACGGTCATTTGGGCACCCGACCTAGGGGCAACCGCCCCAAATTTTTCATACGCGCCCACGCGCCCCTTACATTGTAATCCGCTCAAATAATCCCAAATAATTTGTAAACCCGCGATTTTACTTCCGTTTCTACTACTACCCCCCTAAGTTTACAAAAGGCAATCTAAAAAAATATTTCGCAAAAATTTGTCAAATCCACGTAGCCTAGGTATACTCGGATTCCTAAGCTGCAAATAACCCAGGTGTAACAGCGACACATGTCAAAACTTGATAGAGAACCAACGTCAGCCGAGCTAGATGAACTAGAAGAGGGAGCAACCGTATCTGCGGCCATCATTCCTAACATAGACGACGACGTGCCCATTCCTAAAAACGCTAGGTCAGCTCTGCCTGATATGTCCCCCCAGGACGAACTATCGATGCGAGCGCAGACAATTAAACTAGTAAGCGATCTGGCAGAAGAAATAATAGAACCCACAACAGAAGACATAGAACAAGCAGAGAGTTTGGCAAAAGAAATTATGGGAAACCCTGAGTTGAAGCCTGAGTTCGGTAGCTACCCGAACGAGACTATTGCCTATCTAGCAGGATTAGTATCACAGACGAGCCATATGGTAGCTAAAGACCTGGCCGACATTAAACTCTCAGTTCTTAATGGACTACTTCAAGAAGCCTCGATGGCAAAAACCTCAAGAGAACGCATATCTGCCTGGAGCAAGATAGGTGAGATCGATGGTGTCGATGCCTTTAAAAAGAAAACAGAGATTACTCACATAACAAAATCTGGTGACGAGCTAGAGAAAGAAATAATGGCAACAATAAACTCACTTAAGAGTAAAGTAATTGAGGGTGAGCACAGGATAGTTAAAGATGATTAGCTATGACGACCTAGAGTTGCTACAGAATGCATTACCCGACATGTCTGAGAAAGATAGACAGAGAAGCCTAACGTTGCTACAACAGTATCAGAAAGAGGTTACACAGACACAGGGTAAAGAAAACTTCTTAGATTTTATTAAGCATGTCTATCCAGACTATAAAGTAGGAGCACACCATGCAAGATTGGCGCATTTGTTTGAAGAGATTTCAGAGGGCAAAAGAAAAAGGGTTATCGTTAATATTGCCCCTCGTCACGGGAAGTCGGAACTTATATCTTACTTGGCTCCCGCGTGGTTTTTGGGAAAACATCCTGCGAAAAAGATCATCATGGCTTCGCATACTGCGGATCTGGCAGTTAATTTTGGACGCCGAGTTAGGAATCTGGTGGGCTCAGACCCGTATAAAGATATATTTCCTAATGTCTCGCTGCAAGCGGATAGTAAATCGGCTTCTAGATGGGGTACTAACTTTAATGGGGAGTATTTCGCAATTGGTGTTGGCGGGGCTTTGGCTGGTAGGGGCGCCGACCTATTCATTATTGACGATCCACACTCAGAGCAGGATGCTAAACTTGGAAAGTCAGACGTTTTTCTACCGGCGTGGGAATGGTTTCAGTCCGGTCCGCTTCAGCGTCTTATGCCTGGTGGTGCTATTATTGTTGTTATGACTCGATGGTCTAAATTAGACTTGACAGGACAGATAGTTAATCAGATGGTGAAGAATGAAGATGTAGATGACTGGGAAGTAGTAGAGTTTCCGGCTATTTTAGAGGATGAACACGGAGAAGAGACCCCATTATGGCCAGAATTCTGGCCCTTAGAAGAATTACAGTCAAGAAGGGCTGCTATTGACATAAGATATTGGAATGCACAGTATATGCAGAACCCTGTATCAGAAGAAGGGGCACTAATCAAGCGGGAATGGTGGAATATATGGGAAGAAGACGACCCACCCTCCTGTGAATTTATAATAATGACGTTAGATGCGGCACAAGAAGCTAATAATAGGGCGGATTACAACGCCTTGACAACTTGGGGTGTGTTTTTTAACGAAGAAGTCAATAATTATAATATAATACTACTCAATGCTATTAAAGAACGGCTAGAATTTCCTGAATTGAAGCAATTGTGCCTTGATGAGTACCGTGAATGGGAACCTGATGCATTTATTGTAGAGAAAAAGTCTAATGGAGCAGCACTTTACCAAGAATTTAGGCGAATGGGTATACCTGTTGGTGAGTTTACACCCGGTAAAGGACAAGATAAAATAAGCCGTGTGAATGCTGTGTCTGATTTGTTCCACGGAGGGGTCGTATGGGCTCCAGATAGACGCTGGGCACACGAAGTAATAGAAGAATGTAATGATTTTCCCTCTGGAGCTAACGATGATTTGGTGGATTCAACCACTTTAGCATTATCTAGGTTCCGGCAGGGTGGATTTATACGGTTGCCAAACGATGAAGAAGATGATATACAAACGTTCAGAGGTCGTGGACGAAAAAGACTCTATGCACTATAAAATAAATAATGGGATAAGATGATGGGTGATATTGATAAAGGACTATACGAAGCGCCACAGGGAATGGAAGCGCTAGGCGAAGAAGAAGTTGCCATCGAGGTAGAGATTGTTGATCCCGAAGAAGTTACCATAAAAATGGGTGACGAGGAGATAGTAATTGACCCTGATGCAATGGACGATGACACCTTTGCAGACAACCTAGCAGAAGAGTGCTCTGAACAATACCTTGCGGAACTTTCGTCTGACTTACTAGAAGATTTTTCTAATGATATCAACTCAAGAAAAGACTGGTTAGAAACTTACGTTGATGGTCTTGAATTACTAGGTCTTAAAATAGAACAAAGAAGTGAGCCTTGGGAAGGGGCCTGCGCCGTATTCCACCCGCTCTTATCTGAAGCTCTTGTGAAGTTCCAAGCAGAAACAATGATGGAGACGTTCCCCGCAGCGGGACCCGTTAAGACTTCTATTGTAGGTCGTGAGACACCAGAGTGTGTAGAAGCTGCCGCTCGTGTACAAGAGAATATGAACTATCAGCTCATGGACAAGATGCCTGAGTATCGACCCGAGCACGAGAGAATGTTATGGGGTCTAGGACTCGCAGGGAACGCGTTTAAGAAGGTTTATTATGACCCCAGCCTAGAACGCCAAGTATCTCTATTTGTCCCTGCAGAGGACATGGTAGTGCCCTACGGAGCTTCTAATCTAGAGACGGCAGAACGTATTACTCATGTGATGCGAAAAACCAAACAAGAACTACACAACCTTCAACAAATGGGTTTCTATCGTGACATTGAGCTGGGAGACCCTGGCTACGATTTAGATGAAGTTGAGAAGAAGATAGCAGAACAAATGGGCTTTGATGCGACTAATGATGATCGCTACAAAATCCTAGAAATGAACGTTGATCTTGACTTAGAAGGTTATGAGGATAAAGACGACGGAGAAGAGACAGGGATAGCGCTACCTTATATAGTAACTATTGATAAAGGAACTTCTGAGATCTTAGCAATCAGACGTAACTGGAATCCACATGATAACCTACGTGCTCGCAGACAACACTTCGTTCACTATGGTTACATCCCCGGATTCGGTTTTTATTGCTTTGGTCTAATTCATCTCATCGGGGGGTTTGCTAAATCAGGGACTATGCTTCTTCGTCAACTTGTTGATGCTGGCACACTCTCTAACCTGCCCGGTGGATTTAAAGCGAGAGGACTTAGGATTAAAGGGGATGATACTCCTATAGGTCCGGGTGAGTGGAGAGACGTTGATGCGCCTTCAGGAACTATTCGTGATAATTTAATGCCCCTTCCTTATAAAGAGCCCAGTCAGGTTCTTGCACAGTTGATGGATAAGATCATTGAGGAAGGACGTAGGTTTGCAAGTGCTGCTGATATGAAAGTATCGGACATGTCAGCTAACTCTCCTGTAGGTACAACCCTTGCTATCTTAGAAAGAACGCTCAAAGTAATGTCTGCGGTTAATGCGCGGATCTACTACTCTATGAAAAAAGAGTTCTTATTACTTAAAGATATTATCCGCGATTACACAGATCCAGATTACCAAT